TGTTCTTTTTCATCTACCCATTGTTCAATTACTTCCACAATTCGTTTTTGTAAATCTTTGGGAATCTCAACTTCTTTATCTCTTGCAAAATAAATATCTTTATACAAAAAGAATTGTTTCGCTTTTGTAATGATTCTAAATCTATATTTACTTACGCTTTTGTCCTTATACCTGTCACCACACCAGTTCAAGAACCACTTCACTGGTCGCAACTCTTCCAGGATTTTATCGTATTTTTTATATTGCTCTCTCGTCATCTACTCTGCCTCCCTGTACGGTTCCGGCAATGGCATCCAGGCAACAATTACTTTTGTCGTATGTTCATAGATTCCTTGAAAGATTCCATTTCCCCAATATCTCATCTCTGTTACTGTTCCGCTGTAAAAGCATACAATTACATCCGTGTTATCCTCCGGCAACCGCTTACTGCATAGAATCCACTGACCAAGCCTGTCCTTTTCCTCAGCATCTTCATATCTTGCCAGCTTCTCCATAGCTTCTGACAACTTATTCTTATCCTTAATCACTGCTTTTCCAGCATGATATTCTGTATATCGCATTTATTCGACCTCCTCTTCCGCCGGGAATTGAAAAATTTCTGATTGTGGCTCAAAAAATATACTATCGTAATATTCTCTGCACATCTTCATAGCTTTAATTGCTTTTTCTTCGGTGGAATATTCAGCTAAAATATAAACTCTATCTCCTTTGCCGAGGTCATTCCCCGGAAATGTTCCAACGATTGTTGCCATATTTCCTGAATATGGAGAAATGCCAATCAATTCATAAGGCATATCCAGTAATCCGTTCTGACTAATGATTCTCATTTATCTTCCACTCCTTAACATACAGAATAGTAACTCTGTCATAGCTCTTTTTCTCGGTCCCATTCTACAAGGTTTTACTACCTTTAATTCCCACCCCATCGCATTTGCATCATCTATCGGCGTTGGATTTTGGAATTCATCTTCTGGCTCTTTCATGTACGGGACAGCTACCATAATTCCCCAATATTTAGATGATTCCGGGTTGCATTGGTGTAAGTGTTCATCGAACTTACCGTTTTGCAAATCTGGTATCAAGTCTTTGTAGCACTCCATCGTAGTTACTATATAGTTCTTTTCTCCATAGAAATTCAGTCCATTCCCGCTATAAACATCTTCCTTGCAACTTTTAATTTCGTAACAAGTAAATATTCCTTTTTCCACCCCGGATATGGACATTTGGTCTCCGGGTGAAAACTGCATATAATCCACGCGTTTCGCCTTGGATGTCCACGGGTCAATACTCACTTCTTTTGCATAATGCTTTCCAAAAACGTTTAGTTTGGTGCGTTCAAGTGTATGCGACAGGAAAAGTGTAATTTCTTTTCTATTCATTTTTATCCTCCTTCGCATAATCTGGACAATTCTCTACAAACTCATAGGCGTCCAGATCATCGCATTGTATCTGGCACTCCTCCTGATCGGGGCACTCTAAGCAACATTTATCCTGCCCAAACGGGCAGATATTTCTACATCCCATAATTCACCTCCTGTGCAATTCTCAATTGTTTTCGCGTATCATTATCCTACCGCATAACTATGCCTGGCTTCTGCATAATCCCAGTCATATTTCATTTTTATCCGGTACATATTCTTGAATTTTGGTATATACTCAATCTTTTTGGGATTGCTATACTTAAATTCCTGCTGTTCTATAAATTTCTTAATTTCTTTCTTCGCATGCTCTTTTAACATCAAATGCTCGAAAGTCGTAAATCCTTTTACATAAACCATCCCGTTATCCAGGACACTATAAAATGCCATCATCTTTTTCCCAGTTGTTATTGTTTTATAACTATACGCAACCGTTTCTATCGGATTGATTTCTGATGCCCGTATCACCTCATGGTTCTGCAAATATATTTCTGCAATTTTCTCTGCTTTCTCTTTTTCAAAGAATACTCTATTGCCAATATTAGAATCCAGCACCACACCATACGCTCCATGAACCCTTGTACGATTTCCGTATGTTTTCAGATGTTCTATGTACCAATGTTCATCGGTTACTACATGTCTTTCAACATCACCTTTGATTGCTTCGAATACAACATCTCCTGAATGCAGTAGACGTTTTACTTCCTGATTGTTGCTTACAAGAAAATCTTCTATGGACATCTGCCCATCACATTCATAATTGTTAATGTTCATTTCTCGAAAGGAGCCGATATATACCTTTGCCTGGCCGGAGCTCCGTCGCCTTTCTGTAATTTACATATCCATTTCACAAAACTTGAATTAATATATTAATTTTGTTCCACATTCCGGGCAGTGCTTCGGTTTGGTTTCACTATAATCATCATTTCTTGCAACTCCGCAGCCACAGAACGGACACTCAATATCATCGCCTTCATAGTGGACATCCATTCCATCTATAAATTTATTTTTCAACGCTTCCACTGACTCAAGCGCGTCTATCCCAAGAGCAAATGCTTCTCTCTTCCTCTCACTGCTTTCCCACGCCTTTTCTTCTTTTAAAATCTTTGCTGCTTGTTTACTATTCATATACATTACCTACACTTTCGCCATTATCCCGTTAACTTCCACATATTCTGCCGGAACAGCAATATACTTTCTTCCGCCAATCACCGTCGTTGTCACATCACCGATGGCATCTGTAGCAATAATCATTTTTCCGTCTGCAAGCTGAATTGAAATATTTTTACCGCTGCAGATATTTGATGCCATGATTTCCATGTTGCCTATATTTTCTCTATAAGCCTCATCGAATGCATCACCTTCTGCAGCATTACAATTTTCCAGAATCTTTCTCAAACCGTTCTTGTCCATTTTGTACGGTTCTGGATCATACTCATGTTCAATCATTGCTTCATTGATGCCTTCATAGATATCTTTTACCGTATCGAAATCAATGTTTTCGCCAAGTACATCTTCCAGAAATCTTACAAAAACATCTTTCTGCTCGTCTGCTGATGCAACTACATCAATCCCAAGCACATCTCTTACAAGATGCTCCTGTACTTCTGCGCTCTTTTTTGTATAATATAGCAAGCTATGTATATCTGTTGATCTGTCATTAAAAGCTGGGAACAGAAAACCTTTGTCCGGCATATCGACCACCCAATCGCGAGTTCTTTCCTCGACACTCTCGCCATTAAATGAAAGTCCGGCTTTCGAGAGTTTTACCGGACAGATACTGCAAAGAATGAAGTCGTATACCTCATCTGATGCATCTTCCATCTCCACTCCATCTGATGTCTTTCCAGGCACGTCATAGGCTGCATGGATAAGCACAATGTAGTAATTTTCGTCATAGTCATATGATTCAATGATTTTGTCATAGATAGCATCAAGCAAATTGCTATCGGTTAACTTGATTTTCCGAAGCTCCATTAACATCCTGTGCGCTTCTCCATCAGGATCTCCATTTCTTGCAGCATCTATTGCATATCCAAGATTCAAGAGATTCTTTCCGACGTTCCCTGATAATGTCTTCTTAAAAATGTCAAAATACTTAAAAGCCTGTTCTTCCGGGAGGGATAGAAAAGCCTCCGTTTTCTCCATCTTCTTTTCTTTATCATGATTAACATAGCAACCTGCAATTCTCGTAATCGCACAATTCTCCGGCGTGAACTGCTTACGAATTTCCAATACCTCTTTTTTATTCATCTTCTACCTCCTCCTACTTTTCAACAAATCGTTTTTCTAGGTCATACATGTCATACCCACGCCCAGTAAAATTATTAAATTTTGTTCCTTGCGCGGGTTTCGCGGTCAATTCCAGCTGATTCCCTCTCGCCCAGTTTCTCACTGCGGCACGCCAGTCTTTCATTTTGTTTTTGCCGACCATCCAGTCCTTAGACCGATAAAAGTCAACAAATCGCTCACAATCAATGCGATATCCCTTTTCACTGCAGTAATTTTCAACTTCTGTTACTGTGGGTGGTTTAAAGCGGGACGCTTTTTCTTTAGACACGTTAGTGTCTTTCTTTTTAATATCATTATCATTTACATTTACATATACATTAGGTTGTGGGTTGGTTACATCTTGGTTATTGTTTGGTTTTTTCTTGGTTACATCTTGGTTATTGCTTGGTTCCTGTTTGGTTATTGGTCTACCACCTTTTTTCCCGTTCTCGTAACGCTTATTATTTGCATCAATCTGAGGTTTCACCAGGCAAAATACTGTATACTCAATCCCTCCTGTAGCTGGTTCAGTACCGTCTAATGCGTAACCTATGATGGCTTGCATAACCTTCTTATACTCTTCGGGCGGAAGTCCTGCGATAGCATCTGCAAATGATCGGTAAAATACAAAGCTGTCTCTCATTACTTTTCACCTCTTCTAATTATCATGCAATGCCTTTCCATACATTTTCATCCAATCATCTAGCGGCATTGTAACAAGCCACTCTTTTCTATTTCTTCGATGCATAACAACTGGATTTTCGCCATCTCTAGCATCATTCTTCGATTGCTCGATAGCATCATAGATATTAAGCCTTTCCACCCTCTTACATTCGATGTGGACTCCTGGAAGTCCTACTACATCAGCATCTCCGTTTGATCCGCAATATTGTTGCCCCCTCCGGCTGTCATACCCATACTCTCTTAATATTGTGGCAAGCTCGCGCTCACCATTCTTTCCCTTATTGTTAGAATTCATTTTGATACCTCTGAGCATCTGCTCCAACTATCGTAAGTCTGCTTCATGCATAATCGTTTAAGCTGTATCGCTCTCGCCCTATGTAAGTCTTTGGCTATATATTCGTGAAACGCTGCTTCATCTACCGGATCACTCGGTATCGGTCGAAATACACCTTTCCCGACATTGATAATGCAATCACCGTTACAATTCGCTTTTTCTATCATATTACGAAATATTCTATCGACACTCGGATCCGCTGGACGCTGTATTGCATTTCTGTGTCCGTCGCATATCCGATGAAAATAATCTTCTGCTTTTTCTCTCGCTGTCATACTTCCTCCTTTCTGCCGGAGATGCGGCATCTCCGGCATCGTGACACAATATTTGCAAAACCGAACATTTTATCTTCAGTTACATTTGCCGCATGAATCTATGTGAATGAGTTACAATCTGTTCTTTCCAAAAATTCGAATGAACTCTTCTCTGGTCCCGTAATGCTCCTCGAAATATTGCTGAGCCATCTGCTTAAGCTTAAGATCCAACCCTTGATTGGGATTCCCGTGAACACTGTCTGCTTCGTTCTCATGCAAATAGCATGCTATGGGAATTACGAAACCATATTCTTCGGATTTCGACCTGTATGGTCCATAGAAAATGTGGTGTCTATGGCAATATGGCGTTCCGGTAAAGTAACAATGCTCCATGTCATTTGTGAACACACTCCATAATCGTTTAGACATCTACACCATACCTCTCTTTCAAGAGCCTCTTTTCTTCCGGCGTTGCAATTTCTCTATCCGGAATGCCTGCTTCCTTACACATGGTAATCATTCCGCCTATCAGCCTTGCCATTTCCTCTGTGTTGTACGTATGACTACCACGAAGTAATCTGTATGTCCGATACATAACATTGTCATTACCTTCTCTTACTTGTGACGTAGGCTGTAAATGATAATTCACGGCATACCTAACCTGATTTTCTGCATCTTCCGTATCAGGAATCGTTGTAAACACTGACTTTCCATCAATAATCCAAGGTTGTCCGTATCTGATTAGCGCTATGTTATGCACCTCTGGATTTGCCATATCAAGGACCTTTCCTAACTTCGATACGAGCACCCAGTAATATGCATTCGCATCCAAGCTTCTCTTCTTTCGGTATTTCTTTATCTGGATAGCCAATTTCTCACAGCCTTTTAAGTCCTGGAATGCTTCTCTAGCGTCTTCATTCAGCTCAAGTGTTGCTGTCTGTTTTCCAGTAGAATAATTCATAGACAGCCCTTGAAATATCCCTGTAAAGTTCATTAGTCATCACCATATCTTTTCTTCAATGCAACAAGCATGGTAGCTGCCTCTTTTCCTGTTAATGTGTCCCAGCTCTTACCGTTGCTTGCTACCCACATGTCTCCATCAACTCCATGCTGAGCACACAAATTTTGAATCACTTTGATTTCTGTAGGCTTCGCCGGTACTTCCAGCTGTGTCGGAATATTCGGTCCTTCCTCTTCTCCTACCCAAAGATTAAATCCCAGTCCCGTGTGAATTGCGATGCATTTTACAAATGATCTACACATGCTATTCCATACTCGAAGCTGATTCATCGAGTTATCTTTTACCGGGTTTGTCCCATTTAATACCGGAGATCTCATAATCCAGGTATTCTCATCTACTACCACCTTTATTTCAGTCTCATAGCATCGATTTTTCACACCGTTCTTATCTACAAATTCCGCCTGAGACATTCTTAAACTCGACCCTGTAACCGGATCTGGAATCGGTTCAAAATATACTTTTTCTGCCCCATTTTCATGCAGCAGCTTAATA